CTCAGTTCCCGCCTCGGTGGCTAAAACATGAGCGAATACCCCGGCGACAACCGCAGTTACAAGAACGCTCCGCAGCGCGAGCGCCTGTTCACTCGCTGGGGCCAGCTCAAGTCAGAGCGGGCATCATGGTTCGCGCATTGGCAGGAGATCACGTCATACTTGCTGCCGCGCAATGGTCGATACTTCCGCCAGGATCGCGACCGTGGTTGGCGTCGCCACAACAACATCTACGACAGCACCGGCACGCGGGCTCTCCGCACGCTCGGTGCTGGCATGATGGCAGGTGCGACCAGCCCGGCTCGGCAATGGTTCCGCCTCGCGACGCCTGACCCTGAACTGAACTCGTACCAGCCAGTGAAGTTGTGGCTTGATGATGTGACCAAGCGCATGCAGTTGGTGTTCCAAAAGTCGAACACCTACCGAACCCTTCACCAGATGTACGAGGAACTTGGCGCATTCGGAACGGCGGCCACGATCATCATGCCAGACTTCAACCGGGTCATCCATCACTACCCACTGACCTGCGGCGAGTACTGCATTTCGACTGACGCGCAGGGACGCGTCTGCACGCTCTACCGCGAGTTTGAGATGACCGTGTCACAGATGGTCAAGGAGTTTGGATACGACAACTGCTCGACCAGCGTGCAGAATATGTACGACACCGGAACGCTTGACCAGTGGGTGCCTGTCATCCACGCGATTGAACCTCGAGCAGACCGCGACATCACAAAGAAGGACAGCAAGAACATGCCGTTCGGCTCGTTCTACTTTGAGGTCGGAGGCGAGGATGGCGTGTTCCTGCGCGAGAGCGGATTTGAGTATTTCCCATGCTTGGTGCCACGCTGGGCCACCGCCGGCGGCGACATCTACGGCAACAGCCCAGGCATGGAGGCGCTCGGCGACGTGAAGCAACTCCAGCATGAGCAACTGCGCAAGGCGCAGGCCATTGACTACCAGACCAAGCCTCCGCTTCAGGTGCCGACGAGCATGAAGAACCGGGACGTTGAAACGCTGCCTGGCGGCATCTCGTTTGTGGACGGTGCCAGCATGGGCATCAAGACAGCCTTCGAGGTGAACCTGAACCTGCAATACCTGCTGGCCGATATACAGGATGTGCGCGAGCGCGTCCGTGGATCGTTCTACGCAGACCTGTTCCTCATGCTTGCAAATGCACCCTACACCCGCATGACCGCAACCGAGGTCGCAGAGCGACATGAGGAAAAACTCCTGATGCTGGGCCCGGTGCTCGAGCGTCTACACAACGAACTGCTGGACCCGCTCGTTGACATCACGTTCAACCGGATGATTGCGAGCGGTGCCGTGCCGCCTCCGCCGCCCGAATTGATGGGCATGGATCTGAACGTGGAGTTCGTATCCATGCTCGCACAGGCACAGCGTGCAATCGGCACGAACGCCGTGGATCGCTTCGTCGGCAACCTCGGCCAGATTGCCACGATGAAGCCAGAAATCCTTGACAAGTTTGACAGCGACCAGTGGGCCGATGTCTACGCCGACATGCTTGGCGTCGATCCGTCCCTGATCGTGGCCGACAAGGACGTGGCTATGGTGCGGCAGGCCCGCAATCAGGCAATGGCTGCCAAGGAGCAGGCCGCAGTATTGCAGCAACAGTCGCAGACCGCGAAGAACCTGGCGCAGGCACCAACCGCCGGCGAGCCGAACGCCCTGACTGACGTGATGAACATGTTCAGCGGATACGGGTCTCCGTCCGCAATTGAACTCTGAAAGGACGCATATGGCAATGGTCAACATTGCCCGCGAGGCCGAAGTCGAGGAAATGCCTGGCCAGATCGAGACCGACGAACCCAAGTTCCCAGAAGGTCTGGTGCTGGAACTTGAGTCAGACGAACTTGAGAAGCTGCGAATCACCGCGCTGCCGAAGGTTGGCACCGTCATGGAGATCCGCGCTCGCGTGTACGTCAAGTCTGCCGGCGAAGATCAGACCCAAGGCGGAACCGAGCAGAAGGTAGAACTTCAGGTAACTGACATGGAGATCGGCACGCAGAACGTGATGGGACCAGCCGCAACTCTGTTGTATGGCGGTTGACGGTGCCCGTATGAAATCTGTAATTCCGTAATGTCCCACCCGTGAGCAACTACGACCCGCTTGACCTGCGCAGCCAGGAACGCAGCAAAGCAGACCGCGAACTGCGCGAACGGCTAGTTCGGGAGAATGAAGAAGCGGACATCAAGTGGCTCATGGGCAACAAGCGAGGCCGCCGCATCATTTGGCGGCTTCTGGATCAGGCAGGAGTGTTCCGTTCGTCGTTCAACACCAACGCAATGACGATGTCATTTGCCGAAGGTCACAGGAACTACGGGCTCCGCATTCTGGCCCTGATCCATTCGCAATGCCCTGAACTGTATCCCGCAATGATGAAGGAGCAGACAGACAACAATGAACGAACCAACGATGATGGAAGCCGCAACTCCAACTAACGGCTCCCAAGCATCTTCGGCACCTGAAAGCACCTCGGCGACGGCCGAGGCGTTGTACGGTGATGGGCAGAAGGCACCTGCGCCAAAGGACTCTCCAGCCGCCGCGCCGGCCACGGAGAACAAGGCTGCGGAAGGCAAGACGGAACCAAAGGCCGAAACGCCGAAGGCTCCTGAAAAGTACGAATTCAAGCCGCCCGAGGGCAAGGAATTCGACTCGGAGGTGGTGAAGAACTTCTCCGAGGTCGCTCGCGAATTGAACCTGACGCAGGATGCCGCGCAAAAGATCCTAGACCGCATGGGTCCAACCTTGGCCCTTCGGCAGGAATCCCAGGTCAAGGCCATTCGTGGCGAGTGGGTCGCGTCGGCAAAGTCCGACCAGGAGTTCGGCGGCGAGAAGCTTGCCGAGAACCTGTCCACTGCCAAGAAGGCTCTTGACACGTTCGGAACGTCCGAACTTCGCACGCTGCTCAACACGTCTGGCCTGGGCGATCACCCGGAAGTGATCCGGTTCATGTACCGCGCAGGCAAGGCAATCAGTGAGGATCGCATTGTCACCGGAAGCATTGGGCAGGCAAAGTCCGGTCCCAAGACCTTCGGTGATCTTGCCGATGCTCTGTATCCAACCAACACCTGATTTCACGAAAGGAAATCAATCATGGCAACTCTTTCGACCGCAAATCTGACGCTCGCCGATTGGGCGAAGCGCACCGATCCCGAGGGCCGCGTTCCGGTCATCGCGGAACTGCTTTCTCAAACCAACGAGATTCTCGAGGATGCTGTGTTCAAGGAGGGCAACCTGCCCACCGGCGAGCGCGTCGTGATCCGCACTGGTCTGCCCACCGTGTACTGGCGTGCCCTGAACCAAGGCATCCCAAACAGCAAGTCCACAACCGCGCAGGTCGATGAGGCGTGCGGCATCCTCGAGGCCCGCAGTGAGGTCGACAAGGATCTGGCAATGCTGAACGGCAACACAGCGCAGTTCCGCCTGTCGGAGGACGTGGCCTTCCTTGAGGCCATGAATCAGACAATGGCGACTACGATGTTCTACGGCAACCCTGCCACCGATCCGAAGCAGTTCCTCGGTCTGGCCTCGCGCTATTCGTCCACCTCGGCGGGCAACGGCGCGAACGTCATCAAGGCCGGCGGTGCTGGAAGCGACAACACCTCGATCTTCCTCGTCGTGTGGGGCGATCAGACCGTCTACTGCCCGTTCCCGAAGGGCAGTGCCGCTGGTCTGCTGCATGAGGATCTTGGCGAGCAGACCGTCTACAACAGCGACAACACGCGCCTCCAGGCGTATGCGACTCGCTACCAGTGGAAGTCCGGTCTGGTCGTGAAGGACTGGCGCTATGTGGTTCGCATCTGCAACATCGATGCGAGCGACATCAGTGCCACCACCGGCGCCAGTTCGCAGGCGGCTACCAGCTCGAACGCTGTGATCCGTCTGATGAACAAGGCTCTGAACCTCATCCCGAACCTGAACATGGGCCGTCCCGTGTTCTACATGAACCGCACTGTCTATAACGGCCTGGCACTTCAGGCGATGGAGAAGTCGGTCAACGTGCTAGCTGTGCAGCAGGGTCTGTCGCAGTTCGGTACGCCGACCAACTGGCTGTCGTACCTTGGCGTGCCCGTCCGCAAGTGCGACGCTCTGACTGTCTCTGAAGGTCTGGTGTCCTAATAGGACACAGAAAGGAACACTCACATGATTACTGACAATCTTCTCGTCGTGTCTGGAAGTAATACGTTTTCTTCCGGCGTCGCAACCATTACTGGACAGACCGTGACCTCCACGGCTGTCAGCACCGACAAGATCGATCTCGGCACTGCGCGAGACATCGGTGAGGGTCGCGATCTGTACATGGTGTTCACCGTCATCACCGCGTACTCTGGCGGAACCAGCGTCACGATGGATGTCGTGACTGACGACAATGCTGCGCTGTCGTCGCCCACCACACGCGGTTCGACTGGTGCGATTGCTGTCGCGAGCCTCACGGCTGGCGCACAGTTCGTCGTGCCGATTCCTCCTCTGGTGGCCTCGCTCGGCGAGCGTTACCTCGGAGCGAACTACACGGTGTCGGGTTCGCCGTCTGCCGGCTCGATCCTTGCCCAGGTTGTTGAGGGCATTCAGGACGGCCGGAAGTACTACGCGTCTAATTTCACCGTGGTCTGATCGGAGTGATCCATGCCGAAGTATCGCGCAAAGGTCAAGTGCTTCGTGGACAACAGCCTTCGGGAAGTTGGCGATGTGTTCGAGTACAACGGCCCGCACAACACCAACCTCGAGCGCGTCGGGTCCGAACCCGAGCCTGTCGAGCAGGATAATCCGACGCCGGCACTTCGCCGGCCGGGTCGTCCTCGCAAGACCGCGATCATTGAACGCATGGACTGACGGTTACTGAACTGGTGGACAAGGAGGGTGGTCGGGCGACCGGCCACCCTCCATCACTAGGAGGCAGGCATGGCATCGGAAGTCGAAATCTGCAACCTGGCACTCGCGCACCTCGGCGACGATGCAACCGTCGCTAGCATCGATCCGCCAGAGGGATCGGCGCAGTCAGAGCATTGCGCTCGGTTCTATCCGATTGCCCGCGACAGTCTGCTTCAGATGCACAGTTGGAACTTCGCGTCACGCCGTGTTGCGCTCGCTGGCGTCACGATGCCGTACACGATGTGGAAATATGCATACGCTTGTCCGGGCGACATGATGGTGGCGGTGTCGGTTCTTCCGCCAGAGGTCGAGAACGACTACACGATCCGACCGTACCCGGCTGACCGCTATGGCTGGGGCTGGATCAACACGCCGTTCGTAGGCGCTGGCGTGTACGTGCCGCAGGAGTATCAGATCGAGACCGATACCAACGGCAACAAGGTCATCTACACGAATCAGGAAGGTGCGCTGTTGCGCTATCAGGCGCTCGTCACCGACCCGACCAAGTTCGATCCTCTGTTCGTCATGGCGTTGTCATGGCATCTGGCGTCGATGCTGGCTGGCCCGGTCATCAAGGGCGACCAAGGCGCGGCAGAGGCAAAGCGTTGCACGCAGATGATGATGGCCTACCTCCAGCAGGCCCGCATGTCTGACGCGAACCAGCGC